TTGACGCCGCCACCGCCACCGCTAAACAAGCTGGAAAAACTAAAGCCACTAATCATTTTGCTGATTTGTGCTTCAATCCGAACTTTGATAATGTCTTGGATGATGCTTTGCGCTAAAGACTTGAAGTTAAATTTGCCCGTAGATACGAACTTTTCCAATGCCGACGAAATATCATCAAAGGCGCGTTTGCCCACATTTGCCATTGTGTCGGCGTTTTCTTTGTATTGGGCAAATGCTTTGTCCCAACCAAACATAAAACTTTCTTGCAGCTTTTGATTGGCTTCAACGGCTTCTTGGCTTTTGGCAATCATCACCGAATACACATCTTGGATTTTTGCGCGTTGTTCTTCCAGAACTTTTAACAATGCTTTGCCACTTTCGGTGGTTTTGTCCACGCCTGATTCGCGCTTGTCAATGTCGTCCAAGGCTTTGTTTCGAGCTTCGACCACTTTCATCAATTCGTCGGCCATCTCCTTTTGATTCTTGGTTGCATTGTTGTCTTGCAGCTTGGTGGTCAGAATCAACAAACTGGTGTCAGCTTGCTTTTGATATAAAGCCGCTAGTTCTTTGGCAGAATCAATTTGTTTTTGATTTGAAGCAATGATGTTTCGAGAAATTGGTTCGACAGGCTTTGGCTTTTCCGGTTCTTTGGAAAGGGCTTTTTTCAATTCGGTGAAGAAATCCAGATATTCTTTGCCATCTTTTTTGATTTCGTCAAAACCAGCAAATAAGTCTTGACCCGCCTTTTTGAAATCCAAATTTGTGAAGTCAATTGCCCACTTGCCAATCGCTTTGACAATATCAAACAATTGCGAAAAGCCTGTGGTGATAGTCTTAACAACAATGACCGCGCCCACCGCCAAATCTTCCATGAAGTCATGCAGCAGTTTGACCACGGTTCCAGTTCTTGCATAGGAATCGTAAAGCGTATTTAATGACGGAATAATTGAATCGGTGATATTCATCGCCATTTCGTGCTGTGATTTTTCCAGCTTTTCGGTCAATTCGTGAGCCATTGTGATGCTGTTGGCAAACTTGTCCATTGCGCCTTTGCCTTCTTCAAGGTCGTGCGCCAAGCCCATAATGTCAACGCCACGAACGCCTTTGCCCAAAGTTTGCATCGCCAAGCCATTGCGTTCGGCGGCGTCTTTCATGCGCGACAAACCCGAAATGGTTTTATTAAACAAATCTTCGGTCGATAAATGCGCTAAGTCGTTTAAAGATACGCCAAGACGGGCAAATGATTCTTGAGCTTTGGCATTTCCTTGGGCGGCGGCTTCAATTTTGGCATTGAAACCAGAATAAATTTTGCCCACATCTTCAGCGCGGCCGCCGTTTTCTTGCAGGGCTTTGGAAAGTTCCAAAACTGACGCCACGGCGACTTCGTTTGCGCGGGCCGTTTCAACAATAGCGCCGGACATTTCCATGATGCTTTTCACCATTTCATAAATGGCGGTCACTTCAAGGATTGTTTCAATCGTTTCTTTTAGCGATTCGACAGATTCTTTGGCCTCGGCAATCCCTTTGCGGAATTCCGTTGTATCTAGCCCCAACTGTGCGCCAAGACCTGCGACGACATTTGCCATTTATTTACCCTCAAAAAGATGGACCGGGGCATTTGGACTCATCAGCGCAAACGCAATCAGCTTTTCAGAAACCAATGATTTCTTGGTTTCCGGGTCTAATGGCGGGTAGATGTAGTCATAAGCCTTGCCGATTATATCTGCGAGCGTATACGGTGACGACCCTTTTGACAACATCTTGTTGAATTGTCCAGCGGTCAATGCGCCAAGGACTTCCAGAACGCCTTGATTGCCAATTAAGCCATCGGCATACATGACGCAAATGTCATTGAAGGTTGCTTCGTCTACGGTGTCAGGGTCGGTTCCATGCGCGGTCAAATAGGCTTTCACTTGCCGCCGGACCGACCCGACTATTTTCCCCGCGTGTTGGCGTATCCGGGCGCTATCGCTTTGTTGATTTCTTCCAACAATTCAAGTTGCACCGAAAAGGGGAACAGTTCATCGATTTCCTCATACGTCACGGCGGACATATCAAAATCTTTGTTTTCGGGAACCAGCAAACGCACCATTTCGGTGATGCGGTTTTCGGTTTGAACTTTGTTTCTAGCCGTTACTTTAAGGGACGTTCCTTTGACCAAAATGTCATCATCTTGGTAAACAACGTCTGAATCGTTTGAATAACGTTCTTTGTTATCGAGAAAATCTTTTGCAAGGTCATCATAGTAGGTTTCCACTTTTGATTCGTCAATAATTTTGGCGCGTTCAAACATGGCGTCGGTTTCGGCGGTCAAAGGGACTTTCACTTTAAAGGTGTGTCCATTTAAAACAAACGACCGAATACGCAACGAATCTTTGTCAAAGTTGCTGCCAAATGCTGAAGATAATTTTGTCATGTCTTAGGAACTTTCATTGTTTTAGAACGGTATTTTTCAAGTGCGCGGCCAAGGTTTGAACCAAGTTCATTGGTAACAAACACGGCATTGTTTTCAAGTGCGGGCCGCATATAGGGCATTCCTTCGCCTTTTAACCAACGCGCTGTCCCGAATTCGATGGCATATGCTCGGGCGTCGCTATGCGTGTGTTGCTTTTCGCCAGTTTTAACATTCTTGAATGTCTTGGTGAAAAACTTTGTTTTTTTGCCTTCGGAATCTGAAACAAACTTTGTTCCCGGCGCGACCGTAACCCGCGAAATCATAATCATGGTTGGCGTTGTATAAGCTGACCGCTTATCTTTTGCCGTTGGCGCTCGGGATTCAATTTGTAAGGATGCAATCAATTGACCCGTGTCTATGTTCCGTTCCAAATTAACTTTGGCCGCTTGCAAAACTGGTTTCATGGCTTCGCGGGTGGCATTCCGCAAAATCTTTTTGGTATCTTTTGGCCCAAAATCATCTTCGATTTCATCTAGCAAATCTTGGAAGTCTTTGAATCCTTCCCATTTGATGCTGAAACCTTTTGACGATTTGGTTTCGTCAGCCATTGTTTTTACCCATGATGATGCGATGGAAGATTGTATTGTTCAGTCGAACAACATAATCCACCACCGCTTCGGGGGTCATTTCTGGCGCGTGACGTTGCGCCAGTTCATAGCATAGGTCAATTCCCGTTATTTTTTGTTCTGAAAAACCAAACCAGTCTTTTTTGCCAGAACCAGCTTGGTCAATCAGAAAATGCAACAGGTCTTTGTTATTTTGTATTGTCGTCATGTTATTAGGTATTGTGCGACCAGCCGTATTGGTTGCCGCGGGGGTGGATGCTGAAAATGCACTTTGCCTCAGCCTTGGGCATCGATTCAATGCGGAACTCAGAAACGCGACCGTTGAAAGCGTATGCAATGACGTTTGTGCCATCGTATGCAGCAATCACGAAAGTGCGGTCAATCGTGCCGTTGTAAGCATCAGCTTGGATGATTGCCAAACCAGCGTCGGAAGGGTTCCAAGGCGCGGTAATGGTCAAAGATGTGGGCTTCGATTGAGTGGGGATGATGTCCGATTGACGCGAACCAGCGACCGCAAAGTTTGCGCTTGCATCGTCTTGGCCGAATGCGGGGATTTCTTCCACATTCAGAGCTTGACCCGATGAACCAGAACCGCCAGCGGAAGTGCCGACAATGTTTTGAACTTCAGCGGTCCAAGTTGCCAAATAAGTATTGGTCAACGGGGTTGGATTTGCGCCAGTTTGACACCACAAGGACGCTTGAAAACCAGCAAGAACTTTACTTGGAATAGCCATTTGTAAACCTCAATTAAAAGTTAAAAAAGTCTTGTCTTATCAGCAAGGGATGTCCATGCGGCAATCCAGCACAATTTGATTCAATTTTACCGAATCGTCGTATGTATTGTATAGCATCGTCACGTCAATCTTGGCAACATAAATTCCAGCAAAACCAGTTTTGACGCCAAACTGTCCCGAATAACCATGCAGGGCTTGCAAGATTTGATTGGTCATATTGAAACAGTTATTCATGTCTGAAGCAAAAACATTCACTTGAAACACGGGCGTATCGATACCTTTGTTCGCTTGGTCTTGGCCCGTGTAAACAGGTTGGTGAACGTTTCGCAATTGCCAAACACAAAATTGGCTTTGCTCGGCAAAGTTGCGGTTGAAGTTGGCATAAACCGGAACGGGCGACACCACAGCCACCAATTGGTTTTGGATGGCTTGCGCGTATGTAAGAACGTTTTGTTGGGTGGTCATACGCTGGTAATCGGGTCGTTACGATAACAAACAAACGTCATTGTCATCCGGTCGTTGGCTTCCAAAACATCCAGCAATTTGTAATCTTTATTACGCCAATTGATAGAGTATTGATACTGATTGATGGAAACGTTTTGCGTGTTTGGCGTGTAGTTCACCACAAACCGAACTTGTTTTGTATAGGCGCGGTCGTCCTTTGTTGCGACCATAGAATCGCGGACATCTTGCACCAAGGCGCGGGTTTGAAAAGCCAACGTGATGGTCGTGGTTTGCTGGCCGATGGAATCAATGCCAGCGGTGACCGTATTCACTTTGATGTTTTCGTACCGGGTAAGTGCCATTACATCACCAGCGGTTTATAAGGTCGCAACAATGCGGCCACGCCATACGGAATTTCATTCAGTTTGGTCATGGTCGTGTTTGAACGGTTGTTGTATAGGTGCGTCAGCAATAACAAACCAGCTTGTTGAATTACAGGGTAAGCCGCCAGCGGGTTGGCCGCTTGCGTGTAATCCACCACGATAGGGTTTGAAATGTTTTGATTGACTTCGTTCGGGATGCTGTTGACAACGACTTTGTTGCCTGTGGCATCGTAAAAATAAGTCGATGAATCCACCAGCGTGAAAACGGGCGGGGTGCTTGAATCCCAATAGCCAACCGAATTGATGGTGACACCAACAACGCCGCCAACGGTGGTTTGAGTGACTTCGGGCAAATCCAGATTGACTTGCGTTCCCGACATCCCATTCAATGCGCCGTAATAGCAACGATACCGGGTAGCAAAGATTGCCATGCCCAAGAAATCTTCAATCGCCATGCGCGTGGCTAATTCAAGACCTTGCAAATAGGAATCTTGGGACGTATCACCAAACAAATTTAATTGGTCGGTGATTTGGGTCAGCGTCAACCATTCGGTGGATGTATCCCGCGAAATTTGTTCAACTTTTTCATAGCTGAACGGGTTGCGGGATGTGCCTAGATATGGGCCGTTGGTGTAGCTGTCTAATGGCATAACCGCCTCTTAGGTTGCGATACGAACACCAGCGAAAACGTCGCGGATGGTGCTGCAAAGGCGCTTTTCTGCGAACAGGGTCAAGTAACCGGGCGCGGTTTGCTCGAACCATTGGAACGACATTTCTTCATGGTCCGCAATTGTGTAGAAATTTTCCCATGCGGCCAAATAGATGGGGAACTTGCCCGAACCGATTTGGTCCATGTAAGGGTTGGCAATCACGGCGTGGCCGAAAATGTTGCCCACGGCAAAACCGTCTTTTGCGCCCAATTCCAAGAATTGCGGCATCCCTTGACCATCTTTCAGTTCACGCAAGAATGCGATGGTGTTGGGGTGCATTACCCAAGCCGTGGTTGGCAGGTTGTAATACTGTGGCGGCAAGGCAGCGTTGGCGGCGGCCATGTCGTTATAAACCAAAGTGCCGCTGGTGGTCGATGCCACTTGCAGCATGGTGTGAATGCCGTTGGTAGGGCCAGAACCGTTTGTGCCGAACGATGCGGCGCTTGTCGAGCCGGGATAATAGTTCAAGCCACGCAAGCCCAAAGTGCCGCCGTATGTAGTCGTGGTGGTTCCCGATTGGTCGTTGTTCAACCATTGGGAATAGGATTCTTGTTGCGCGAATTCCAAACCGATGTCGGTCAGCAATGTTTCGTTCAAATAGTTTACGTCGCTTAGAACGGCGGTGCGGACGGGAACTTGAGCCGCGACGACTTGGACGGGCAATTGCCAGAACGATGTGGCGGTGTTAGGTGTGCCAACGTTTGGCGTGAAGGTATAACCCCAAGGATTGGTTGGGTTGGTTACGTTACCAGTTTTAACCACAAACGCTTGGTCTGAACCAATAGTTGTAATTTCACGAACACCAGCAGTTCGCAAAGGATTGGCATAGCGTAGGGCAGCAAAGGCATCGTCATAGATAACACGACCGCCGACACCAGAACCCGAACCGGTAATGCCAGACGCTTCGTTAAGGTTTACCGTTACCCGTTCTTCTTTTTTCAAAGATTTGCGGATGGCTTCGAGAATATGTTGTTTGGCGGTCATGTTAATCCCAAAAAAAAATTGTTAAAAAAGTGGGGCATTAAGCCCCACCGTTTTATCAGGTCGCAGTAGCGGTTGAACGATAGCGGATGATAGACAAGGGGTCCACCACGCTAGTGCAAAGACGCTTTTCACCGAAGAACGTGATGTAGCCGGGCAGGGTTTGGTCATAACGACGCAAAACCATGTTCAGACGGTCCACGATGGTGTGACCACGTTGCCAATCGCCAAAATACATGGGATACAAGCTGGTAGTGCCGGGGGTGCTGGTAGACGAATCAGGAGAATCAACATACTTGTTCACCACCACGTCAAAGCCCAACAGTTGGCCGACGATACCGTCATAAACCAAAGGCGACATACGTTCAAAGATTGGTGTGCCGTTGCTGTCTTTCAAACCGCGGATTTGAGACAACATCAAAGGCGAAACCAAGAACTTGGTCGATGGGTTCCAGTATTGTTGCGGCAAGGCATACACGAAATTGATAACGTCTTGATACGTCACGTTAGCAGCACCAACACCAGCGCCGTTGGTGGTCAATTGGTCGTATGTAGCGATGCTGTGCAAACCAGAACTAGAGCCTGTGCCGCTTGAACCGAAAGCGCCGACAGAAATCGTGCCGCCAGTATAAGAGCCATTAGCGCCGGGGTATTGATTCAAACCGCGCAAACCGTTTGTGCCGCCGTATGTGTTGGGCGTGTCGGTTTGGTCGTTGTTGGAAATCATCGACTGGCCTTCAACTTGCGAGAATTCCATCAACATATCGTCAACAACGTTGGCTTCCAAACCATCGATGTCGTCCAAAGCAGCGGTACGGATGGGGAACTGAACGTTCAAATCTTGCAAGGTCAATTGCCAGATATTGGTGTTTTCAGTAGTGGGCGAACCGTTGTTCTGAATTGCATAGCCCCATTGTGCGCCAGCGTTGCCGACTTTAGCGCGAAACTGATAGGTCGAACCTTCAGTCGAGACATTGCGAGAAACACCGCGCAGGGGGTTAATCAGACGCAAGGTGTGGAACACGGGGTCGTATGCAGTACGGCCACCAACGCCAGCGCCGCCGCCTGTCAGCGCGGAACTTTCCTTCATGTACGCGTCGTATTGGTCGGTGCTTTCAAAGATTTTGACTTCTTTTTCGTAAGCCTTGCCCTTTTTGTAGAACTTGGACAGTTGTTCACGAACCGATTTGTTCACATCGCCACGAACGGTTTTCGCGGGTTTGATGAACGATGCGGACGAATTGATTTCAGAAATACGGGCTTCCAAAGCCGCGACTTTTTCAATCAGTTCAACCTTGGTTTCTTCAACCTTGGCAATTGCTTCGGTCTTGATTTCTTCAATCTTGGCGACGTTTTGCGCTTCAATTGCATCCAGCTTTTCGGTGATTTTGTCGAGAGACATGATATTAACCTTTCAATCGTTTAGATAATGCTTTCAACAATTCGCGTTCTTCAAGAACTCGCAAAATGTCGTCGGCTTCGACCACCGCATCCGAATCGCTCGGGGTTGGGGTTACTTGAATTGGTTTTTGGACAACATCACGTTGTTCCAGAACTTTCTTCAAGACTGAAGATGCGGTGGTCGCATCTTTACGCGAAAGGCCAGCATCACGCAAGACTTTCTCGATAATGCGTGGGTTCGGTTGTCCGTCCACGTCGAAATACTCAAGGCGGGTGACTTGGGCTTTGGTGTTGTTGGGGTACATGACCACCGACACTTCACGCAAGCCGCCTTTGGTAATTTGGAAGTATTGTTCGTCGCTGTCGTCGTCATCATCATCGTCGTTGCCCCACGACATGGATTGGTTGATAACGTTACCGTCAGCGTCCACCATTTGGGCTTCGTCAGCGTAAGCGCCAACCGAAACGCCGCCAAACAGGTCGGGCGAATCTTTCATGATGTTGTATAGGTCAGAACCGCCAACGGTGTTGGTGAACAAACGACCTTCAGCGGTCATTCCGGTTTTCTCAAAGTTGAATTCGTACCATTCGCCTACGGGCATTCCCATATCGTTATGGTTCAAAAACATTGGCAGGGGTTTGCCAGCTTCTTTGAAGGCTTGCGCCCATTCTTTGAAGCCTTCGGGTTGATAGTTGAACTTGCGGCCATCTTCGCCTTCGCGGGGACCCCAAGTTGTCACGACTGCGGAAATGTTACCCGACGGACTTTTTTGGTCTGCCTCTTTTTTTAGGCTTAATTTCGCTTCGCAAATCAGATTCAGATTTTTCATGAACAACCCCGTTGTTTATAGCCAAGTTAATGTCTTGTATTGTAGGGGTTTTCTCATGTGGCGTTAATATAACACGGCTTTGATGGATTTGTGCCGCCATGATACGCACAATTTTATGTGCGGCAATCATGTCTTGCCAATGTTCATTTTGGAACGTTGGTTGCCACCGCCACCGCCCGTATCTTGCGGACTTGAGCCGGGGATTGGGTCGATTTTGGCCGTTGGCTTGCCGCTGATTGGAACGTTGGTTTTGGAAATGTTTGCGGCGTCCAAACTAGGCAATTCGTCACCGCCATCCACTTTGCACATATTCAGATATTCGCGGGCTTCGTTCGGTGTAAAGATTCCAGCGGCCACGCCAGCCGTGACAAAATTCATTTGGTCCAGCGCCGCGCCCTTCAAGAAATCTTTGGTATCGAAACGGATAGACAAATTGGGGTAACCGTTCAACAAACCCTTTTTGAACTTTTGCTCGATGTTGATAATCATCGGGTACATGGTGGTTTTGTAGAACTCATCCAGCAGCGTTTGGGTGTTGTTGTATTTGCCAACATCCAAGCCAAGCAATTGGGCGGGAACGCCGAACAATGCACAAATCCGTTTTGTGGTTTGCTCTTTCAGTTTGGCGGCGTCGGCATCTTGCAAGGTCAGCATTTTGACCGTTTCAAAGGTCATGCCTTGGTCCAGCAACATACCTTGGCCGGGCTTCGACAAGTCGGTCGGGCGGCTTCCGGTCATGCTTGACCACGCTTCCTTCAAGCGTTGGGCGATTTCCTTATATTTGGCGTCGGGAATCACTTGGTCGGTGCGGAACAAACCGGAAGGCTTCGCGCCGTTTTGCATCACATAGTTGGCATACAAATCGATGTCGGTATCCAGCGCCACCAGTTCGGTTGCCAAAATGCCTTTGTTAAAACCTGCGGAACCTTGCCACGGCGATTCGGTCGTGTGAATGACTTGGTAATACGCCAAGGGTTCGTCTTTGTTAAACCCGTAAGTTGGAGTCGATACCCGGTAGGTTGGGTAACGTGTTTCGCTGGCTTGGACCGTGATTAGCGTCGCGTCCAAGTTATACATTTCAATGGGCGTTTGCAACGAATCTTTTTGGTTCTTGCGGTATAGCAAAGTGAAAACTTCACCAGCCAATTCGTACCACATCACAAACTGATACCAAAATTCGTATTGGTTTTGGAAGTTGTTGGGTTCTTGGAACAAAGACATTATTTGTTTGGCTTTGTTCTTGTCCCGCGCACCAATGTTTTCCGAATTCAGAGCATCTTCAAATACCCCGTCGTCGGTTTTATACATCACCTTCAAGTTGCATTGCGCCATCGCCCGCGACTTCAAATTGACGCAAGACATGATGGTGGAATTCCGCGATAAGACGGACATATCCACAATACGGCCAGCGTTGGTGGTGCTGGATGTCGTGACATATAAAAGCTGATAATTCGCGCCAGTTTGACCGTTTTGGTTCTGACGCAAGATTTGGTTGCCCAATTGGGTCTGACCAAACAGGGTGTTACTTTCGTTTTGTGCGGGTTTTTTACCCTTAAAAATGTCTAAAAAGCCCATGTTTTCCCCCAATTTTCTGACATTTTACGCGCAAATTTTAACGAATGTCTATCTTAAAAGGACCGGAAACCGTAACTTCCAGAAATGGAAGGATTATCAAGGCTTGCGTGCATCGCAATAATCAATGAAACAATCCCGTCCACCTTGGCGGCTTTGTCGGCTTCGTTTTTTCTGACCTTAATGTTGCCATTGACGTCTTCATAGACTTCGCAGTTCCCCAATTGCCAGCCAACAAATGGGTTTCCGTCGTGCATGATTTGCTTGTTCAAAATTAGCTTTTCGACGTGCTTGGAAGGATTGGACAAAACGCCCATGCTTTGGCCGACTTTCTTGACCGGGATTCCAGCTTCATATAACCGGGCAACCAAACTGGCGGCATTGTAAGAATCAAAGCCAACTTCCTTGACTTCGTATTTCTCGCATTGCTGTTTGATGTATTCGGAAATCTCGCGGTCGTCCATTACGTTGCCTTCGGTCAGCTTCAGAATGCCCGATGACACGGCCACCCGGAAAATGTCGGCGTAGTGCTTGGGAATCAGCTTGTAGCCTTCCTCTGGTAAAAAGAACTTGAATTCGGCCTCATAGTCCAATTCACCAAACCGCTTCAAAGTGCAAACGGCGTTCAAGTCACGGGTCGCAGCCAAGTCAAAGCCAATGAACACGGCTTCGGGTTCTTGACGTTTTACGTCGGTTTTGCATTCGTCCCAAAATCGGCGGTCCAGCCATGCGGTGTTGGCCGACACAAAGATGTTCAAGGTCTTGCACAAAAACTCATTCAAGGCTTGCGGTTTGTGCTTTGCTTCCTCTGCGCGTTGGGCAATGGCTTCTTCAAATACGCTAATGCCATGCATCGGGTTGGCCTTGGCCCATGTCGTCGGGTCGCGCCAATCATCCTTGGCATCCAGCGAGTAAATCAGGCCAAACCAGCGGGGATTGTCCGACGCTTCGCCTGTCAGCATGGATTGATACATGGACAAATCTTCGTAGAACTTGGTGTCTTTGGTGAAGCTGGCGGTTGTAATGTAGATTCGCAACGGGTTACGCCGGGCCACCATACCGGAATGCAAAACCTCGATAGAATTGCGGTCAACAATTTGAGCAGCTTCGTCAATGATGACGCACGATGGGTTTTTACCGTCGCCTGTTTTCTTGGTGTCCCGCGACAGCGCTTTAAACATGGATTGGTTGTCGCCAGCTTTTTTGACTTCGTATTTGGACGTTTCATATTGCCCGGCAAGTTCCAATGGCATCTTTTCAATGAAGCCCTTGGCCGAATCAAAAACAATGGTGGCTTGTTCCCGGTTGGTGGCCAACGTAAACACTTCTGCGCCAGCTTCGCCAAATTGCAGTTCGTATAGGGCCAAAATAGCCGTTAGCGTCGATTTCCCGGCCTTGCGTGGAATGTAAACGATAACGTCCGTCACCATGCGCCGGTTTCTGTCTTTCTTGCTACGGAAACCATACACCGCGCAAATTAAAAAGATTTGGAACGGTTCCAGCACGATGGGCTTGCCAGCGTCCGGGCCTTTGGTGTGCTTCAGAACCGACGCAAAATCCAAAACGTGTTGTGGGTAATCTTCGTCAAATACCCATTCCCATTCGGCGTTTTCGTACTGGTTAATGAACCGCTGGCAAGTCAGGCGAATGTCGTTGCAAACATTTATTTCGCCCTTGACGACCTGTATTGCGTAAAGGATACCGTCTTGCCAGTTCATAAAAAACTTTCTTGAACTTGTGTGGGCGGTTCAATAAACATATCAACCTGTTTGGATGCTTGTTCGATTCGCTTGCAAGCAATGTCGAAATATTTGGGTTCACGTTCAATCCCAATAAACTTGCGCCCCATTTGAACCGCCGCCACACCTGTTGTCCCGCTGCCCATGAATGGGTCAAGTATTGTTTGCGGATTTCCAGCTTGTCCAATACACCATTTCATCAAAGCAAGGGGTTTTTGGGTTGGATGACCCACTCTTTCCGGATTGGTTGCAGCAATAGTCCATTGAAAATAACCAGCCAATTTATCCATGTTTGTCCATGCCAATTCAACACGACTAAAAGATTGCGGCCCATCGGGTTTATGCCAAACAAGCCAGCATCTTGACGGCGGCAATTCAAAATAATTTCCACCCCACAAAATTGCTTTTTCACTTTTGTTTAAAATGGTTTGAAGCATTGATTGGTTAGGGGCAGCAACATCCCAATCTTTTTTTTCTGCACCATTCATTCTTTGATGCTTAAAAGGCTGATTTGCGATATTCAAACCATATGGCGGGTCAGTAATCACCGCATTGACTTTGCCTAAGGTTGGCAGAATATCGATGCAATCGCCAAGGTATAGCGTGGCGTCGCCTATTTCGACCTTCATGCGGATTTCGGCCCTTTAAGCAAATTACCAATTGCGCTTTTCTCTTTTGCGCCGCTGGCAGTTAGCTTGGTTTTTGGCGTCAACCCCAATTGGCCCATCAAGGCAATGATTAAGTCGCTGCACTTATTCCGAATGGAAATATGTGGGTTCGGGCCGGTAGTCTTGCCTTGGTTATATTCAGCAATCAAACCTTGAACGGCGATTTCCCGATTGCAAAGAATATACATATCCATGTGGTCGGCCAACATCGACAACGTGTGCTTGTATTGGTCCGACGTCATGCCGTAAGTTTCGTATAAGTATTCGGCGGTTTCTTTGACGAACTTTTTTTTGTCCCAAAGTGATGAATCATCCATCCAATCAGCAGCCGGAATGCGCTTCGCCATGTCCCCCAAATTTTGGATGGGTTCATTCTTAGAAATCTTTTTTTGGCTTGTGATTTCGACCAAGTTCATTGGCTTTTTTTCCATGTCTTATAACTCCAAGTT